CAATGGCGGGAGCACTAGGTTCTTTATTTGTCATCCATAGACGCATGGTGCCGCCATGGATGTCCATGGGAAGTGCATGAATGATCTTTAGACCATATTTCTCAAACAACTTTTCCAATGGGGAAAGTAGCCAGTAGTAATAATGCTCGTGATAAAATTGATCAAATTGACCAGTGCAAATGGTTTCCAGCGCATAGGGAAACTCAAGAATCCACACTCCGTCTAGATGCTTTTGGATGCCGCGAAGAAAGGCATGGATGTCTTTCGTATGCTGAAATACATTGGTGGACACAATGATGTCAGCCTTCGGCACATCCACTTCATCGCTCCAGTAAGCATTGATAAATTCAATGCCATAATCTTCATTTTGCTTTCTAACACTTTCGCTCGCATCTACGTTAATAAAACGAGTCCGATCACCTATTTTTGTATGCGCATGAAATGTTTTAAGAAGTGTACCATCATTGCCACCAATATCAATAATGGTATCATGCTTCAAATGCTTGAAACTTTCATACATACTGGCACAGTGATCAATGTATGGCTGACTTGTGCCGCTACGGTAAAGGTAGTGTTGGTAGAGCTTGGCTGGTTCCACCGCATAGTCCAAGTGGATGGTCAAGTCATCCTCGACCACTGCTCGCAGAGGGAAGCGTTCGGCTGCCATAGCCTCTTCCGCAGTGCGACAAAGATTGTTGACTAATGGCTGCGTGCCAAGGTCTAGAAGCGTTTTTGCCATTAGCCAATAAAGCCCATCGGGGCACGACTCATGGGCATACTACCAAAGAATTTCTCTTTGTACAGCATTAGCCCAGATAGTAAGCGCTCACTGAGGAAAGCCATGGCTCGCTGGTCATAACCTTGTAGTGTCATGATGGGCTCCTTGAACTCCTCCCAGATGGGCCACAAGCAGTCGAAGAGCCTGTTCATCACGCGCTCATAGGATTGCCTAGGACCAAACAGCATCGGGCCTCCTTGAAACACGTTTTGATTCCACACGGCAGCCATTTCTTCCGCAGAGAAAGGGAGCCTGCCAGCTTCTGCCAATGCCATCGTCATTTCGATGCCGGGAAAGGAATGACCTCCCCTGAATTGAGTGGCAAGAGAGCAATTGAAAGCGCAGGGCTCGGAAGTGTACAATACTCGCTCGTCAGCACTGGCAATTGCATCTTCATTCCAAAACCTTCGATATTGACAGTTGCCAATGAGCTGTGCATTGCTGTTGATCATCAGCCAATACACTGCCGTAAGTTCTCCCCACCATGGATTGAGCATTGAAATGCTATGACCTTCATCATCAAGAAGATGACCTTGAATTTCATGGAAGGTGCGTTGCTCTAGCGTAAGCTTGCAAGCATTGGCAATGACCACTTGCATGTTGGTCTGCGAAGCAAATTTCAGTGGCATGTCGTGCATGCACACTGCATACATTTGCAGGTCAGACGGCTTCATACACCTTCCGTGCGTGCCATAGTTCGTTGTAATTGTTCACGCCTTTGGCTCCCACCCCAGTGAGATCACCACCGCCAGATGGTTTGCTCCATGCCATGATCGTGCCATCAGGAAGAATGAATGCTCGGTTCTTCTGTTCATGCGTGGGAGTAAGCTCCAAGTAGTCACCAAAAACGTGGTTAGCATTGCCGCCATTTGCCGCTAGTGCTGCACCAAGAAGCGTAGGGCCAGTGGGACACAATGGGGTGATGCCGTAGTATTGTTCGTGACAATTCTTCACGATCATTTCAATGGCAGTAACCAGCGCCGGATTGTTTGGCTTGGAGTAGAGAACAGTGGTGGCGCATGCCCATGAAGTGTAGCTGAAGCGTTGAATGTCCCGGAAGGCCAAGAATTCAATGCGGTCGCTCAATGCCACTGGATTGACGGCTCTAATGGCAATGTCAAAATACCAGCCACCAAGCTTGTTTAGCAAGCAGAAGCGCCCAAGGTCAGCCTTGTAGGAATAGGGGCGCAAAGAATCATAAGCCCACAGCACATCGAGATCATAGTTATCAGCTATGAACTGCCTCAGTGTTTCCTTGTTGTAGATGGTGTGTTCTTCATTGGGAAAAGCTGCCTGTACTGTGCTAGTAGCATGCCGCAAGAATGGAGAAAGCGTTTGATCTTCAGCATCAGAAAGAAAGATTTGTGAAATCGGCATCAGTCAATCCTCACGGTAGGAAGAATGTTTTCGGCTTTGCCCTCTTTCTTGATTGCAAGTGTGCGTTCAACAATGTCAAGCATTTGCTTGCCAATGTAAGGCCAAGTCATGTGCCCTTGATGCACCAACTCCCGGCACTGTGCCCCCATCTCGGCCAATTTTTCTCGGTCGTAGTAGTAAACATTGAGGATGTCTGCCATATCTATTGGGGATGGCTGTCCTCGGTCCAAACCATAGTTACAATCCACTTCCCAGCTTTCAATCTCTATGCGGGGCTGGTTATGAAAGATTTCCTTCAAACTCGTGTGGTCAGGCACCACTTGCGCCACGCCAGTTGCAGCATGTTCAGTGTTAACCAGGCCCCACCCTTCGCCAATGCAAGTGTTCACGCCAACATCTACTGCGTTGTACACTTTGTTCAACTGCTCCACGGGAAGGCAATTGTCAATCGAGAAAGATGGGCTGGTGAGAATGAGCTTGCCAGTGGCATCATATCCAGCATCACGCGCCACTCGCTTGAAGAGTGGCACCAAGTCCCATCCCATGTCTTTCTTGCCCATGTGAAGCCATAGACGAGCATCGGGCTTGTCTTTAGCAAATTCAATGAAGCCCTTGATAGTCAAATCAATGCGCTTGCGCGGTTGATTACGATTGCCATTGAACACCACAAACACATCTTCTGGCACTCCCAATTCCTTCCGGCATTCTTGCTTATCCATGGGAAAGAACTTTGCAAAGTCTGTACCATGTCCAACCACGTCAATGTGATTGGTGTAGCCAGCAATCTTCAACTCCTTTGCGCCAAATTCCGTGTAGGTAGCAAGCCCAGTCCATTCCATCATGAGAGGAGCAAGTTCTGGAAGAAGCCCGTAGGAATCAACAGGTGTATAAACAAACCATTTGAAGCCAAATTTCTCTTGAAGCGGCTTAGCTTGATTCCAAAGGTTGATGGCAATCCAAATATCGTTGGTCACCCAAATCAAATCGGGCTTTTCGCGTTGGATAATTTCGGCAATGCGATGGGCGCCAAATGGATCGGTGCCATGCAGCATGGCCGGATACACCTTGTACTTCTTTGCTTCTGGATGGGGGTCGCCGTGGTAGTTGGTAGACATGACTACCACTTCATACTCTTCGGCCAGTGCTGGAAGCAGGTTTTCGGCCACTCGGCCAAAGCCTGTCTCTACGAATGCGTCACCACAGTACAGGATGCGTTTCATCGGGAAAGTCGGAATCTTTCCGATGATAGTGGCAGAATCAAACGGAAACCACTGGAGCCTGTTGCCTGAGGTAGCGCACAGAACAACGGCACCTTGCGCGACAGGCACAACGCTGTCCCGGCAGGGGAAGGCTGCCAATGGGGACGATGCCACGGGCGGCATGATCAATGCAATCTTGGCAGTGCGCTGCTTGGCTGTCCAGGATGCGCTGCATCAAAGAGTAGCCTTGTCGTCCCTGTCTAATGGCAGTGCCCTCCCAGAATGATGATCTTACGCTCTCCGCATAAAGCCCAATACGAGCAAGGGCCATGGGAGCAGAGATACTATTAGCCAACAAGCCAGCAGCAAACTTTTGCAAGTAGGCATATTCGCCCCGCAGTTTCTGTCCAATGCGGCCATATTCTGCCTGAGAGAGAGCAGCCTTACCGCCAGCCCCCACCATTGTCGCTTGAATGTGTGCAGGCTTGAGGGCTTCACGAACACTACCCTGCCATTGATCTATGGTGATGGAACCATCAATGAGACGCTTGGTAAAGTCCTTGAGCTGTGCGCTCAGCTTGTTCACCCTTCCGTCTATCAATGCTTCAATGGCTTTTTGGCTTAGGAAGCGACCATTCTCCCCGCGATAGCGTCCACTGATTGGATCGTAAGACCACTCCGCATCAAGGCGGGTTTCACTGGCAAGAATGGTTTCAGCAAATGTTGAAATATCAAGAAGGCTGGACATCTTCAGCCTCCAGCAGATCCTTAAACCTTTCTGGAGCCAGCTCTTTCCATTGGTTCAATGCAGCATCAATGTCCTCGGGCGTAACAAAAGCAGCCTCCTCATCATCACTCAGCAGAAAGCCGGAAGTCTTCAACGGATC